GCTAATTATTAACCGATCTGGCCGCCGCCGCCGGTAATGTTTGTGCTACGTGTTTGTTTGAAGTTAGGTGTACCAACTCCAGCAGTAGCGCCAATTTGTACACAGTTGTCTGGCTGAATTGTTAAAGTAATTTCTGCTTGTGTCTGTACAGTATAGTCTAATGCTTCGTAGTTTGACACTTGTATGTAGCAACCGTAACATTCCCAAGTTTCTAAAACTTGTGGAGTTGTTGCGCCGTTGCCGCCGTCTAACATTTCAACACGCATAGTAAACTTATAGTCACCGCCTGACGCCGCTGAACTTTGTTCAAAGAAATCAAACTGCTTTTGTAGCTGTTCACCAACTAGTTTGCTTACAGCACCAGTTACATCATCACGTAATTTGATAGCCATAGATGACCATACTGGTTTGCCGGCAAAGTTAACAGTTGAGTTATAAACACCAATAGTTTGGTTAGCAAACGTGACAGTTGGTCGAACTGCTGTAGCAACTTGTTTGGTTAGTTCTGTAGTACCTGATGAAACGCCAAAGTTTTCAAACATAATTCTAAAGCGATATTTTAGCTTTGGCATCAACATACCTTGTGAGGCTGCTGATTGTCCTGAAGCTAACGGTACTGTAAATCTCGATAATGATGCAATTGACATATTCTTATGCTCCGTTTATTTGCCTAGGCCTTTGATCTCACCAGTATTCTTCAAGCGTAATGGAATGTAAATAAACTCCACTGCTTTTACTGGCTCAATTGCAATGTCTAGATATAGTTCACTACGATCGATTCTAGATGGTGTGTTGTTTGATTCGTCACACACTACTAGGTAATCATACAATGCACGTTGTCCTACTAATTCTAACAATAGGCTTTCTGCGGCTTGTTTAATTTCGTCTCGTGTAATTTTGTCGTTTGGTTCAAATACATATGGTTTTGCCAACTGCGCAAACTGTCTACGTAAGTAAATTACTAAACGTGCTACGTTAATACGATCTAAACTACTTGCATTCTTAGCGCGAGTGTATTGTCCGTAGTTAACAAGACCTGTTCCTGTAATGAATGTTAATGGATTAACCTTAACACTTGCTAGCGTATCACGCTGGCCGTTATTCAATGCAACTGATTGGAATTCACCTTCGCTAGTGATATAACCAACTGCTGTTGCGTTAGTAATACCGCCTCGACGTGTTCCTGCCGGTGCAAACCATGGATAAGAAACGTTATCGCTTAGTGCAATAGTGCGTAGCATCATGTGGCTTGGAGGAATAACTACGTTGTTACCTAAGTTATCACTTGTGAAACCCCATGGATAGAAACAACCTAAATACTCGTCAAAGCTAACTAAACCACCATCGTTATCTTCTAACGCTCCTGCTAAGTTATTACCCCAGTTGCTTAATGTTGTAGCATCTGGTGTTAAACGAGCAGGTGTATCTCCAACTACGAATGCTGTTAGACCACGATCGTAGTTCAAGCTGACCATTTCACCAATTAGTTCTGGATATCCTGGGCAAGCAATTAAGTTAAACACACGTGATTCTTCATCACGGATTTGTTGGTTGCTGTTAACTAATGCTTGTAGTGCTTGTACAACAACTTTACGCTGTGCCTTGCGACCAAATGTACCACTGCCATCTTCTTGATTGCCAGCTTCACTTACCCAACGGTGTGGATAGTATTCTGTCATCGGATCGCCACCGGCGCCACCAATTCTATAGTTAGTTTCAGTTGTGTCAATATAATCACGTACAAAACGCTTAACGTTGAAACCGCTTCTGCGTAGGTTCCATAACAACATACCTTTTGGATATAGTGCAGGATCCGGAGCGTCAAAGTCTAAGAAATTATATGTCAATAGATTAGCAATTGAGTCCGATTCAATATCGTTGCCTGCACCTGACCAACGTGCATCAGCAAATAAAATTCCATCTTCTGTTGTTTGATCAGAATTATCAACTGCCACCCATTTCTTAGTTACATAGTTGAATTTGTAGATCTTTGGGAAATTTTCTAAATCACTAGTGTCGACCCAAATATCACCGTGGGCTAGTTCAGTTTCGCCGTCTGTACGATCAGCCGCTGTTGGCTTACTAGCACGTACAAATGGACCTGCTGGATCTGTTGCTGGGCCACCTACTGCTGTTTGGTCAAAGTTGGCATACCCAACCCATGTTGTACCGTTATGGATCATAATGTCCACTTCGTCAATCATTGAGTTGTACCATAAACGTCCATCGGCTGGAAGTGTTGTTGGCTCAGTTGGGGTTGCTACTGCAAATCCCACGCCAGCAATAGTTGAAGACCATAATGATACTTGATAAGTTGCATCACCGCTTGGATCATCATATAAATGTGCAGTAGTGCCTACGGCCATAATCGAGTCTAGTGTGGCTCCGTTATCTGTAATTCTAAAATCACCGCCTAATTTGTGGCTAATTGTTACAATACCCGATGTTGCATCGTATTCTGCAAGTATATTAGTTAATCCTGCTAGACCAATTTCTTCAGCTAGTGTTTCACCGTCTGTGCTATCGCCCAGTGCTGTAAATGTAATCGCTAAACTTGGACCAGATAATTCTGTACTGCCTTTTAAAGATTCGCTAATTGTAAAGTTTATAACGTCGTCTTCGGCAAATCCACCACTTATGAAACTTGTAGTTTTAAGAGTTGTAGCGCCAACACCGTTGCGATAGAACAACTTAAAGTTAGCCATGATATCGCCGGCACCATTTGTACCTTGTTCTGCATCGTCAAACTTAACATATAATGAATTCAATGCTAAATTAATGCCGCCGCCGGTTGGGTCTAATTTTGCAAGGGCTGTAGCATTGTCTGCATATAATGGAGCCCTTGAGTCAACCCAAGCTGCCGAAGCTGAATTGTAATAACGTACCTTCCAGTTTGCACCTAAGTTAGGAGTTGTTGTCTTAACCCAAACTGAACCAGTTGCATTACCGTTATTGTACACTTCTGTAGTTCTCTTAAAATTAGGAATATCAGTATGTGGCTTAATATTCAATGCAGGGGCTTTAAATGTTAATGTTGCACCTGATTGTGAAGCTTGACTAATTAATCCAAGTTGGTAAAGTACGCTAGTTATGCCGGTTCCAGAACCGCTAATAACAATATTATTGCCATTGCCTGTAGAATAAAGTTCTAATCTACCGTTTACCTTGGCTGCTGTAACACCTAGAATGCTTGCATCATTGATGTTTTTAACAAGGCCGGCACTTACGCCGTCACCTAAAACAGTTGCGGCGCCAATGTTTACAGTACTACCATTGATTATAATAGAACCGGCATTTAGTGTTGGGTTAGATGCTGTACCACGTACAGTTGCCCAACTCTTAGCCCATAAGTCTGATCCAACTTCATGCCATTCACCGCTAGTGTTTTTAAAATATAATGTAATGGATGTTGTTGTAGCATCAATAGCATAATCACCGGCTGCGCCGATACTAGCCTTAGGAGCACTGCCAGCACCAGATGATAATTTTGATGCGTTTGTAATTACTATTGGATATTGTACAGTAAATGTTTGACCGCCGGATACTGATTGGCTATCGCTGTTCCACTGGAAAATACCGTAGTTTGTTGCGTCAGTTTCAAACCAGTAAGTATTATTTTCTGGTTCGCCTGCTGGCGGTTCTGCGCTAGCATCTAGCTGGGTAGTGTCAATATCTGCACGTACTACAAAAGCACGATTACTTACACCTAAATAACTATATGCGGCTTGCAATCCGTATTCATTCTGTTCACCAGCGTGGATAGGATTGTTGTTTGCATCAGTTTTAAATATTGGTGTACCAAAAGTATCTGCTAAATCTTTCTGGCTTGTTAGTAAATAAACTTTGCCAGCATTTGCTGTTACTGTACCAAGTGCGGTTCCTGTTGCTGAACCATTTTGCTTGCCTTCGGCAGAAGCGACGATAATTAAAGGGGTTGTGCCAGGTGCAGACGGTGTATAGAACGATTCGTCTATTACTGTAACTGCTACGCCTGGTGAACTTAATTGAGCCATTTGTTGATCTCCAATGAATACTATTTCTACATGTATTTATAGGATTTTGACTTTTTGTACTTGTTATACCATTCAAAAAAGGGGTCAAAAAGGTTTAGTTTTTTTAAATACAGTATGAGACCGTTATGTATATGTGGC